GTTTTTGAAAGCCGCCCCCAGTGGACCGCGCTCGAGCCATGGGAAGACATCATCTTCCCCGCCCAGACCTACTCATTACAGCGTGCCGCGTTCGTTGCCCGACGCGAGCTAATGACCGAACCGGAGTTGCGCGAACGTGCCGCTGTAGAGGGTTGGGACGACAAATGGGTCGAGCAAGTTGTGGAGAAGAAAGGCGACATCCGCCGCATCTCGCTGAACCTCCACCGCAGCGACCAGTTCCTCTACGACCACCAGCGCGACATGATCGAGATCTGGCACGTCTACAGGAAGGAGCACGACGACCGCACCAAGGCGATGCGCGTCACCCGCACCGTCCTCAGCTACCACGTTCCCGACCGCACCGCCGTCCACGACATCCTGCCCTACGCCCACGCGCTCTATCCCTTCGTCGAGCTGCCCCGCGAACGCGCCTCTCGCCCCATCTTGGAGTCCCGCGGCGTGCCGGAGATCGTCCAGACCGCCCAGGAAGAAGTCAAAATCCAACGCGACATGCGAGGCGACCGCGCCAGCATCGTCACCTTGCCCCCGCTCAAAACCAGCGCCGCCCGCGGCAAGATGGACCTCATCATCGGCCCCGGCGTCCAGATTCCCGAACGGCGCTCCGGCGAGATCTCTTGGATGAACCCGCCGCAGCCCGACGCCGGCTCAATCGAAGTCGAAATGTCCATCCGCAACGACGTGGACAACTACTTCGGCCGCATCAGCGAAGCCGTCCCGCCGCAACGCTATATGCTCCACACCCAGGAGCTGGTCGATAGCTGGCTCCTTGATATGAAGCTCTGCCTCGTCCAGACGCTTTCGCTCTGTCAACAATACATGACCGCGGAAGAAGTCGCCCGCGTCACCGGCAACCCCAATCTCCCGCTCACCGCCAGCCCCGCCGACATCCGCGGCCGCTTCGACGTGACCTGCGAGTTTGATGCCCGGTTGCTCGACAACGAGGCGCTCGGAAAAAAGCTGGATTATTTGGCCTCCGTGCTCACTCCGCTGGACTCCTTCGGAGTCATAGATCGAGTAGGTTTGGTCAAATATATGATGCAGGCAGTAGACCCAAATCTCGCCGGCATCCTCATCAAGGATATCGGCGCCGCTACCCAGGCCGAGCAAGAAGACGAACAAGGCGCATTCGCAAAAATCGCCGCAGGCACTGAGCCGCCATTGAAAGAGGGCGGCCAAAACGCCCAAGTCCGCCTGCAAACGCTCCAGCAAATCATCCAGAGCAACCCCGCCGTCCAACAGCGGTATCAACAGGACGAAATCTTCCGCAAGATGATCGACGCCCGCGCACAGGCTTTCCAATTCCAGTTGCAACAGCAGCAAAACGCCATAATCGGCCGCACCGGCGCGCAACCCGCGCTGCAAAAGATGGCGCAGGAGCAGCAACTCGGCATGACCGCCCAACCCGCCGCCTAATTATAGCGAAGTTAGAGAGTTTAGCCCATGCACCCCAACGTCTCAGTCAGAAATATCGCCGGTCTAAATATACCGCAGCATAACGCGGTTGAGCTGAATTACGTCTCCACGACAAACAATCTCTCCACGGTGGTCTACAAAGAAGGCAGCCAGACAGTCGCCACGCTCACCTTCACCTATGTCGGCGGCACGCCGTCCAGCGATGACGCAAAGATCGCCACAGTGACCCGCAGCTAATGGCCATCAAATTCAATCCGCTGACAGGCAACTTCGACTTCACCGGCTCCGGTGGCGGCGGCGGCGCGTCCTACATTGACGGCGAGGTAGCGACCTATGCGGACCTTCCGCTGGATGGCTCCGCCGTTCTCAACAGCGCATGGCTCGTCCGCGAAGCCAGCGGCACCTGGTTGATCGCCCGCAAACCCGCCGGCATCTACATCCGCACGGCCACGGCAGGAGTCAGCCGCGACGCCGACTGGACGTATGCCGGCATCCTCCCCGACGTCTTCAACGACGCCAACTTCCTCCTCTATGACAACGCGGACAGCTCCAAAAATCTAGCCTTCCAACTCTCCGGCATCCCAACCGGCACCACCCGCACCGTAGATGCCCCCGCCGGCAACGGCCGCATGCTGGTCGAAGGCCAAAGCATCGGCTCCACCACCGCCGCCGCAGGCACCTTCACCACGCTCACCGCCAACAACGGCACGCTCACGGCGTCCGCGCCTGTGCTGGATTTGGCGCAGACTTGGAACAATGCGGCGGTGACGTTTTCGGGGCTGCTTCTTAATGTTACAAACACTGCATCGGCCACGGCGAGCAGGCTTGTTGATTTGCAGGTTGACGGCACAAATCGGTTTAGAATGACGCCAGCAAGCGCAACACAACTTTCAATCGGCGGCTCTGGTGTGGCGTGGAATGTCCAAACTCGCACCGCATCGGGCGTAGGATGCAACTTTCAAAACATTGTAGGTCTTGGATCGCGCCTTGAGTTTTTGGCCACCGCAACCGCGACCGGCGGCGGGGACGTTCATTTAGTTCGTGATGCTGCCGACACGCTTGCGCAACGACAAACCACCAACGCCCAAACCTTCCGAATATACAATACCTTCACCAGTGACACGAACCACGAGCGCGGTTTCCTCAAGTGGAGCAGCAACGTGTTTCAGGTTGGCACGGAGAAGGGATCTGGCGGCGGAACGGCGAGGGCGCTGGAGTTTCAGACGGATGGGGTGACGAGGCTTATCGTTAGCACCACAGGATTGATACAAATCGGAGGAGCCTCCAGTGCTCATGTGGCCCTAAAAAGAAACTCAAATACCTTACAAATTAGAACCGCTGACGACCTTGGTTTTGGCGGGCTTTTATGTGGTGCGCTGACGCTCCACGGCAACCTCGACGCCTCCACGCGGAACATCGTCACCGACACCACCACCGGCACCAAGATCGGCACCGGCACCACGCAGAAGGTCGGATTCTTCAACGCAACGCCCGTAGTCCAGCAAGCCGCCGTGGCAGACGCAACCGACGCCGCCAGCACGCAAGACCGCCTCAACGATCTGCTCGCCCGCCTCCGCACCTTGGGCCTCATCGCCACCTAATCTTATGCTAACCAACCCTAATCCCATCACCACGGAACCCGTAGCCGCCAAGGTCTACGACCGCCTGCACGTTTACAGCCTGTCCGCCATCCAGCCGACCGCTGATTCCGGCAGCATCACCGTGGAGCTTTTGCCCGCAACCGCAGACGGCGAACTCGCCAACGGAAGCCTCGTCCAAAAGATGACCGCGCCGTTGACGCCCGAAATCATGCAGGCCGTTCCCGAACTCGCCGCCGCGTTCGCCGCAGTGTTGGCCGCGATTCCCGCGACACAGGCATACCTCGCCGCGCAACAGGAGCAGCCCAATGAGTAAGCAAGTCACACTCACCGAGGCGGAGGCCAAGGTCGTAATGCAGTGCCTCGACCTCGCCGTCAAAACCGGCGGGCTGAACGCCGCCGCGCAGATCCTGCCGCTGGCAACGAGCATCGAGAAGCAACTCACGGAGGAAGCACCCGCTGCTGAATAATGAGGACTGTCACCTTACAGTCTATCTTGCTCCGCGCATGGCAGCGCAGCGGAAACGATGGCAGCGACATCGCTAACATCCCATCCGGCGCCAAGACCATGATGGTCGCCGCCGCCAACGAACGCATCGCGGATTGCTGGGAGTGGGCCGACTGGCCTGAGCTTATGCGCGTCGAAAGCCGCACCGTGCAGGGCGATGCTACGAACGGCTATTACATCGACTATGAGCAAGTCGGCCAGACCGCCATGGGAGAGGTCTTTGGCGTCCTAAGAGACAACCCTGCAACCCACGCCGCTCCCCGCGCCATTGGCTATACGCTCCTCGGAGATGCCATTCGCTTCCCCGAAGACACCGACCTGCCAACTAGCGTCTGGGTCAACTTCCGCGTGCGTCCGACCGAATACAGCGCCAGCAACCTCTCCGCGACCGTGCCCGCCGTCATCGCAAAAGCAGTCGCCCTCATGCTGACCTCGGATCTCCTCACCGAAGACGGCCAACTCGACAAAGCACTCGCCATGGAACAGATGGCCGAGTCCGAGCTGATCTCGCAGCGCGACAAATACTATTTCCAACAAAACCAACCCCAATCCTGGTCCGCCCGGATCGGACACTACTGA